GCGGGCCCCAACAAGCGGCGTTTGTGGTCTGTGGCCACAAAGGCATTGCTTGCCATTTAGCGACACCCCCGAAAATGGCGCAAAAAAACAGAGGCTCTTACTCTTGAACCTCCGTTTCTCTGGCTTTCTTGAGCCCTTCGGCTGTGGCCTCCATGACAACAAGCTCTTTCTCGTTCATGGAGTCTAAAAGTACATCAATGTGTTTCCGGCAACTGTCCCCGCCACGGTTGCCCTCCGTATAGAAAAACTGGTCTACGGATATATCGAACAGCGTGACGAGCTTAAAAAACAGATTGAAGCTGGGGTGCTGGCCTTTGTTCTCAATATTCATAATGGTGCGGTCTGTCTTACCGACCAGCTCCGCCACATAGGCTTGCGTCCAACCCTTTTCCTCTCTGGCCTGTTTCAGTGCCAGACCGAGCCCGTGAAAGTCAAACCTTCTTTCATCTTGGTTCATTTTCATATCACCCTATATCATTGTACATTTCAGGTTGTGTTATGAGAATGTAATGAAATTTGATATGAAGTAATATTTAATTTCATCTATAGGGCGATATGAACTTGTATTCTTTCAGCAATAGAAATATAATGGAAGGGATATGTGCTGTGCAAAGACAGATTATATGGCCCAAAAAGTAAGTAGATATAGAACATTTCAGTTTGACAGCTAAATTATTGTATTGTAAGTCGTGTTTTCGGTACAGTAAAAATAACAACGCTATGGTTAAAATCCCAAATTAGTAGTTGACAAAACAAGGAGGCTAAATAGATGGCTGTACTTTTAATAGCAGAAGATGAAAAAGATATGCAAAACATTATTGTCGATTTTATGAAACAAGGCGGACACTCTTGCATTTTAGCTAATGATGGAGTAGAGGCACTTTCCATTTTGGAAAACAATACGGTTGATCTTATAATTTTAGATATTATGATGCCACAATTAGATGGATTTACCGTATGTAGATTTGCGCGGAATATATGCGATGTACCCATTATTTTTCTTACTGCCAAAAGCGAGGAAAACGACAAACTCAAAGGCTATGAATATGGTGCAGATGATTATGTCACCAAACCCTTTAGTCCCAAAATACTGTTAGCCAAAGTCAATGCGTGGTTGCGTCATACAACTACGGCTAATTCACATGACATTTTATCTGCGGGAGAAATAATGCTATATCCATCGGCTCATACAGTCATTGTGTCTGGTAATGAAGTTGAACTTACGCATAAAGAATACGAACTGTTGCATTTGTTCTTGCAGAATAAAAATCAAGTGTTCTCGCGTGAGCAGTTGTTAAACCGTATTTGGGGATTTGACTTTGAAGGAAATACACGAACTGTCGATTCACACATTAAAACGCTCCGTCAAAAGTTAGGAACCGAAGGGCGTCATATTGTGACACTAATTCGTTCTGGCTATAAGTTTGAGGTAAAACCATGAGCAATTCATTTAAGTCTGTTGAGAAAAAATACTTTGCTTTCTCAAGAACTATACGGTTTGTTATTACAGTTTTGTATCCTATTATGTTCCTCATAGCACCGATAGAGTATAAATTCCTGTTGCCTTTTATTTGGCTGCTTTTATTTCTTGGCGGTGAATGGCTGCAAGAGATTTACTTACATCGCATGATTGTGGTTCCGCTGGGGAGCATTACTGATACTGCACAGAAACTTGCAAATCTTGATTTTATGACGGTATGTGATATTCAGTCTAACGATGAATTAGGCAGCTTATCGAATAGCTTAAATACTTTGGCCTCAAATTTACAAAATGCTTTGGACGAATTAAATAAAGCCAACAAACAGTTAGAAAAAGATGTTCAACATGAAAGGATACTGTTAGAACAACGAAAGGAATTAGTGGATTCTTTATCGCATGAAATGAAAACGCCTCTTGGCTTAATACAGGCTTATACTGAAGGATTAAAAAACGAGATAGATAATGATAAGCGCAGAAAGTATATGGATGCTATTCTAGCCGCCACTGAAAGAATGAATTATACAATCATTTCCTTATTAGACTTATCTGCATTAGAGGCCGGAACCACCGTTCTAAAGGAAACTCTTTTTGATTTTGTAGAACTGACAGAGGAAGTAGGCGGACGGTTATTGCTTGATGTTCCTTGTGAAAGATACAGCTTTACTTATGAACTACCAGAGCGGGAAATTATTGTTTATGCGGACCGGCGTAGAATAGAACAGGTACTTGAAAATTTAATCAGCAATGCAAAAAAATATGTATGTGAAAACGGAAACATTCATTTAGCCGTAAAGCAGGAAAATTCGACAATCTATTTTTCTGTTTTCAATCAGGGAAACACTATTCCAGAACAGGAGATTTCCCAAATTTGGTCAAAGTTCTATCGGGGGAAATGGACGGGACAAAGTGGTAATGGTCTTGGCCTCGCCATTGTCTCTCAAATATTGACCATATATCAAGTTCCATTTGGAGCTATCAATCATACTGATGGAGTGGAGTTTTATTTTCAATTTCCGATTGCAAACAAATAAGCCAATCAAAGCCTTGCTTTCCTTTTGGGGGCAGGGCTTTATTATTTTACACGGATTTCACATCAAACGCACTTCTATTCCAAGCCAGCAGGATACACTGTATCCACTAAATAAACAGGAAAGGAAGTGTCTTGATGCCGCAATATATTTTGCAAACAAAAGAATTGTGTAAAAAATTTGCTCATACCGCTGCGGTCAATCGTGTTAGCATGAATATTCAGCAAGGCGATATATATGGCTTCATTGGTGAAAATGGAGCGGGAAAAACAACTTTTATGCGTATGGTTGCAGGACTTGCCTCACCCACATCTGGCACAATCAAGTTATTTGGACAGGAAAATTTGCAGGCCGGAAGGCACCATATTGGTTGCACGATTGAAAACCCCGCTCTGTATAAAAATATGACAGCAAGAGAAAATCTTGAAATCTTCCGCCATGCTTTCGGCGTAAAAAATACCAAAAGTACAGATAAAGTATTGTCTCTCATGGGGTTGGCGGACACCGGAAGAAAGCGTGTCGGAGATTTTTCGTTGGGCATGAAACAACGCTTGGCGATTGCAGTTGCCCTTTTGGGCAATCCTCAGTTCTTGATTTTGGACGAGCCAATTAACGGGTTAGACCCTGTTGGAATACAAGAGCTGCGTAATTTGTTCGTGCAGTTAAACCGAGAGCAAAACATAACGCTTTTGATTTCAAGTCATATTTTGGGAGAACTGTCCAAAATCGCTACCAGATATGGAATTATTCACAAAGGTTCTCTTGTTTCAGAATTGTCCGCAGATGATTTAATGGATCAATGCGAGCGACACTTGATTATCCGAACTGACTGTGCTGATAAAGCGGTCAATGTCCTACAAGCACAGTTGGGTATTACGAAATATAAAATTCTGACACCACACACAATTTCCTTAAAAGAGTATGTAGGACAATCAGAAGTTGTCAATAAGACTTTAATACAGAATGGCCTTGTTCTTTTCGAGTCAACAATCTATGAGGATAGTTTGGAGGATTACTTTAATTCGATTATAGCAGGAGGTGAGAAAAATGACTAATCTGCTGCGGTCCCAGATTTACAAATTATTTCACAATACGATATTTTGGGCGGGGGCCGGCTTAACTATTTGCTCGGTACTGTTTTATGCTGTGTTTGAGAGCATGAAAGCCGAAACAGTTGCTAACGGAATGCCCCTATTTCAGTATTATAGTATCCTTTTCCAGAATTACAGCACAGGGCTTCCCGTTTTGATTTTCTGTGTGGTATTTGCTTCGGATGATTTTATGAGTGGCGCTGTTCATTACTATATTTCAAAAGGAATTTCGAGAACTCAATACTATTTGTCCAAAATGACAACCTGTGCATTTGCTGCCACTCTATATGTCGTAATTGCGGGTGTAAGCGGAACTATAATCAGTCAAATACTATGGCATAATCTTGATGGCTTACTTCAAATAAATACATTACAGTTGTTATTTTTCTTCTTTAGCCAAATCATACTCCATGCCTCTTATGCGAGCTTTCTGGTGTTTACCTGTTTTTTATTTAGGAGCAGCGTAATTTCCAGTGTAGTCAATATGTTTTTACTGATTTTTGGGTTTTACATTGTTCATCGTATTGAAGATGAAATCTGGAACAGTTATGTGATTTCGATGTATTGGCCGGTAGCAATGTTCCAAAGAGTGCAAGTAATGACGGTGGCTGAATGGTTTTCTGTTGTCGCAGCTATTTTTGTAATATACGGAGTGCTGTTGACTTGTATTGGAATTATCATTATGAAAAAACGAGATATAAAATAATCAATCTGCCGGACGACGGCAAAAGAAAAAAAGCCGTCGTTTAGCAGGCAATCACCATGCCCTCACTATTTCGGCGGCTTTCAAAAGCCGCCGTTTCTTTTGGCCTTTGAAGGAGATGACGACTAAGGCATAACCAACTACGGCGGCCTATTTGGAGGTGCCGCCGTGGTTTTTATTTGTAAGCGACGATTTTTGACAGGGTATGACCTGTCAAAAAAATCCCTACTTTTGCACAGGGATGTTGCGGCACTGTATGCGAAATTTGTCTTGACCTGACAGATAATGTGATTTCATGTACCTGTACGGCTATGTGCCGTCCGGGTACTTTTTGTTTTCCTGGATATGACTTCGGGCCATGTTGGCCCGAGGTCATACCCCGGTGTCGCTCTCCACCACCTTCGTTTCGGCTACCCGTCAACCCGAACACCCGAAACGGAGGTATTTATGAAAGTTATCAATCTGCGGGATATTTACCCTCATTATACACAGGATTGTTTTGTTGAAGTGACTGACGAAGTGGCCGATCTGTTTTCCGAGTTCGACCACAAAGAGGCGGCTTACCGTCTGCGTACATACCGGCACAAGGCGTACTACTCCCTTGACCGGAATGACGGCATTGAGCATGAGGCTCTTTTCGTTGCACTTTCTCCGCATGAACTGTATGAGCGCAAAGTGACGATGCAGGAACTCCACGCCGCCATTTCCCGGCTGCCGGATAAGCAGGCGAAACGTATTTACGCCCACTTCATTCTCGGCATGACCAAAAAGGATATTGCCCGGGCAGAAGGCGTCCATGAAAAAGTCGTGCGGGTCGCCATTGAGCGCGGTTTGCGGAGCCTGGAAAAAATCTTGAAAAAAGTTCTGTAAGGCGTACCGATTTAGGCCAAAAAATGAAATGGTTTATGAGAGGCAGTCAAAGCCTCGGGCCACATTGGCCCGAAGTTCGGACAAGCCTTACGCAGCTTGAAAACTGAATAAAAAGATACCCGGATACGAAGGGTGCTTGTGTCCAGCGACAGGCCCGCCATGACCTCTATTGCCAGAGAATAGAGAGAGCGACAAGGCCCATGCCGCAGGCGGGCCTTGGCAGGTCTGCCGGATAAAACACAAAATCCCGGATACTTGCGATTAGTCACAATCCGAGCGTGCAGCGGTGTTGCGAACCGTGAGCCGTCGCAGGTAATGAGATCGCCTTGCCATCAGAATGGGGAGAGCTGAAATGCTATGGGGTGGAACGCCAGCCGCCCGTCCGGTCTATCTGAAAAGCACTTTTGACCTGTGGGGCCTCGCCGCTATTCTGTCTGATGATAGAGCGACCTTTCCGGCGGGGCCCCATACTTTTATGAACAGGAGAATCTTATGAAGAAAACTTATCCGTCCATTCCGGGACTGGAACCGGACACATGGAGCAACGACGCCTGCCGTGGTTATGTGATTATGGCAATGCAGGACTGTGGCTTCTCCCATGAGGATATTCGCCGTGTGGTACGGCAGCTTTACGAAGTCTTTGACTTCCATACTATCAATGAGGCCGAGCAGAAATACTATCATGGCGACTATTGACCTCGGGCCATGTTGGCCCGAAGCTGGGGAAAGCTCAAAGAGCGGCACCTCTCGGGGTGCCGTTTTTTGACGTTTCCCCATTCGGACAAGAGGGAGACTGGTCTGCATTAATCTATACTGGAAAAGGGAGGTTTTCAATGGTTCAAGCTGTTACATACCAAAGCGACAAGCAATCTGTTTATTTTCAAGGCAAGCTCATTGTACTGGAAAACCTGACGCCGGTACTCTCCCCGGAGGAAAAGAAAAAGCGGAAAAGAGAAATCGAAAATAATCTGTACGATATATTCAGCAAGTACGGGGACAGGTTTCGCTAATCAATCGCAACATTGTTGTCCGGGGCTGCTAATAGTATAATATAGTTGTAAGGTTGGTAGCTCCATTCCATACGGAAAGGAGCCCAATATGGACATTATCAGAGAAGATTGTATTTACGCAAGGCAGTCGGTAGACCGCAAGGACAGTATCAGCATTGAAAGCCAGATTGACTTTTGCAAGTACGAACTGAAAGGCGGGAGCTGTAAGGTATTCAAGGATAAAGGCTATTCCGGGAAAAACACGGACAGGCCGGAGTTTCAAAAGCTGCTGGGAGAAATCCGAAAAGGCAGGGTACGGCGGGTAATCGTCTATAAGCTGGACCGGATCAGCCGCTCCATTCTGGATTTTGCGAACATGATGGAGCTGTTTCAAGAGTACGATGTGGAGTTTGTTTCCTCCACCGAGAAATTCGACACCTCGACCCCGATGGGACGGGCCATGCTGAATATCTGTATCGTATTCGCACAGCTTGAACGTGAGACAATCCAGAAGCGCGTGACGGACGCTTATTATTCCCGGTGCCTGAAAGGCTTTCACATGAGCGGGCAGGCTCCATACGGTTATCAGTTGGAGTCGACAGTGGTTGAAGGTATCCGCACAAAGAAGATGGTGGCAGACCCAGTAGCCGCTGACCATGTACGGCTGATGTTTGAGATGTACGCTGAGCCGGAAACCTCTTTCGGAGATATTACCCGCTACTTTGAGGAACAGGGTATCAAGATTTACGAAAAGTCAATGGTTCGGAGTTTCCTTTCCCAGCTTTTACGGAACCCTGTTTACGCACAGGCCGACTTGGAACTGTATGAGTTTTTCAAAAGCCAGGGCGCGGCGATTGTCAATGACGCTTCTGATTTTGCCGGAACCAACGGCTGTTATCTTTATCAGGGCCGTGATGTAAAGGAGGATAAGGACAGGTGCCTGAAAGACCAGATACTTGTGATTGCTCCGCATGAAGCACTCATACCGTCTGACGTTTGGCTGAAATGCCGGAAGAAGCTAATGATGAATAAGACCTTCCAGCAAGGCCGCAAACCGAAAAATACATGGCTTGCCGGAAAAGTCAAATGTGGGTGTTGCGGATATGCCTTGAAAGCAACCCATGTTCCGAACAGTCCGGGATATTTCCGCTGTACAAAACGGGCAGAAAATAAGGGCTGTCCGGGATGTGGGAAAATCCGCAAGACTGAATTTGAAGAATTTATCTTCAATGCCATGAGGGCAAGATTTAAGAACTTTCAAGTCCGCCATGACAGGGAAGAAAAAGTAAATCCGAAACTGACCGCCCATCAGATCGAGCTTGCACAGGTCGAGGCTGAAATTGAAAAACTGCTTGATACACTGACCGGAGCCAATGCAACACTGCTTGCCTATGCCAACAAAAAAATT